TCTTCAGTCTCTGTAGTAACTTCAGTAGACTGGTCCTCCAGATTCTGAGTCTCCCCAGTAGATGTCGTCTGCTGATTTGAGTTCTGATCTTCTGTCCCTGACATTTTTAGTTCCTCGGCTAGTTTCGTACAAGTTATTAATAATATCCAAAGCTATCTTAGATCCTAATACCTTACCACGTAACTCATATGCTTCTAGTGGGGTTTTAAAGCTGAGAGCCTCCGATTTCATTGCTTGATGTAAATGGCGAAATAATTTGGTTAGAATTGCCCATTCTGGGTAAGCTACCAATTTGTTGAGGTCCGCCAATTCCTCCTGAGCTAGACCCAGTCGAGTTAAGTCCTCCATTTGCAGCTCCGGTTAGTAATTCTTTAAGTATTACTCTGTCAATATTACGAATATTGAAGGATTCCAGAATCTGCTGCATAGCTTCCGTAGCAGANGTAATACCCTTTCTAGCTATTAGTTGTGTTATAGCCTGATCACCAGAAAGCTGTGAAAGTTGTAACACACCCGTGAAGTACTGAGTAAGTAATCCAGCTATCTGAGTCCAGTTCTGCCTATCTAGAATGTCATTCTTTTGTTGTCCGGCTCTACTAAACTCCAGTACTAAACCATCCCTGATAGAGCTTTCAGGTAAAGCAAAGAATTGTCTGACTAAATTACCACCTTCCGCTCTATTGAAATACTCTATATTTCTTGGTCCAAACTGTTGAATTGCACAAGCTGAGTCAGTAATCAACTCATTAACGAATGAGCCAATATTCTGATAAATGTAATCAAACTTTTTATTACCCTCTTGGATTCTAGCTAAATCACTAGTTGCAGTTCCAGGAGTTCCAGCTTGAGGCATACCAAGTATTGTCTCATTAACACCTGTCCTCTGCTGAGAAAACATTAAGGTTGCCTGCTCATTATTATAAGCAGACGGGTAAATCTCACCTAACTGGATAGAATCAATGTGAGTCATGTCATCAAGGAACCACATTTTACCTGGGAAAATAGGTTCCTTTGGTCCATATCCAGAATTCTTATGAACCTTAAACATACGCATATTTGCCAGAGTAGCATTATCTAATCTCTGACGATGTTGCGTAGTTACTTCACGCTGAAACTGCTCATTCTTCTTACAAATACCAAGTGCTCGCCATCTATGTTCGACTGGAAAATACTTAGCTAATCTATAAGGACGACGAAGATCACTGTTCCAATTATATCTTACAGACATTACTAATTGAGCTTCTTGGTGGTAATGAACTACTATCTCATGTTGCTTACCATTATCATTACCATCAACATTGAAGGTCAGCCAAATTTCTTTCCAATCAATCTTACTAGGCCAGCCTTGCTGAGTTTTCTCTAACTGCTCCTGAGACTTTTCAAACTTACCGGATTCACCTTCCATCTGAATCCAGTTCTCTAACTTAGCGAAAGTACCAGGTCTGAAAAATCCAGAATTCTCCATCTGAAGAATCTCATATGGAGTTCTGGAATGTTCTTCACCAACCCACGGAGAAGTCTGTGGATCTTGTGAATAGAATGGTAATAAGAATCTAGAGAGTGGTGTTGCACAAATATTTGGACCCTCTCTGATTACTACTTCAAACTCCTCATCTTCACCATCTGCATTTGTACGAATGGCTGTCCTAACCATTCTTTCGTAACCAACTTTACCAATACCATTACCAAACTTCTCACACTCTAATAGAGATGAATCCAAAACATCCCTGAACTTCATTAACTTCAATTCTTTATCTATGGCTCTCTCCACGGGTCTAACAGCATCGGCCCATTTAGGGTCAATAGCCGTAGCACTAACAAGCTGTGGCAGAGAGAATAACGTAGTCATTACTCTGGCATGAACGGCTTCTACTGCAATAGCCGTCAGAGGAATGATAATGGTTGCTGCACCAGAATATGGGAATGTAGCCTTTTCTCTAGTTGGCTTTGCCCAATAATCTTTCTGATGCTGAATTATATCATCCAGCCATTGACCACGTTCACCATAATGCATATAAAGCTCATCATCCAAATAAGAGATGAGCCTTGTTTCTGTTTCTGGGTCTAGATAAATTTCTCTAGGATAGGGCATTTATAATTGCCTAAAGTTATTACTTCTTTGGCTTCTTACTACCATTCTTCTTCCTTCTATCTGCAAACCTTGCAGAATCTCTCTTAGCTTCAAGCATTGAAAGGCGATCACTCATAGCATTGACTTTATCCATGTCATCTGGAATACCAACACCTTGATTATCTCCAATGGCATTATAGATAGAGTCTGCCTTAGCAAATTCAGCTTCAACAGAATCACTTAATGCATTAATAGCCCTACGTGAGTAAGGCTTGTTAGCATAATTATCGGTAGTATCAGTCTTAAAACGTTGAGATGGTTTAACGTTTGGGACTCTAGTATCATTGGAACGCTTACTCATAGCTTCACCGTAGGTGCAGAACCAAATAACATCTCAAAGACACTCTTTAAATCTCTAAGATAGATAGTCTTAGCAAAGATCCACCAACCAACCTTCACCAGCTTGTCATCTTTATTAGCGAAATACCATTTCCAGAAAAGCTTACTAATCGTCTCTCTAACGAAATCCTTTAATTCATCAGGAATCTCATTAGACTGAGAAATCTCTTGAATTGCGCTCATTAATTTGCAAGCTTGGAGGGAGTAATGGCAGAATCGGTGGGATTAGTCTTCTTAGAAATGATCTTGTGTACAATACCATAGACCAAAGAGAATACAAGCAGGAGGAAACTGATTAAAGTAGTTAGATCATCCTGCGATAACACCATAATCTCGTGTGCAGACAAATATGTAGCAATAAAACCAGCAAGAGAGCCAGCGATTCGTGCAAGAAATGGCTTTAAAAGCTCAATCATTGTTCCTCCTAGATTTGAGAATAACCAGTTTGCTCATCACGATCATCGGATTGTCTCATTTCCTCTTCAACTTCTGCTCTTGGTCTACCTCTACGCCATCTTTCTGGCCCATAAGCTAAAGCATCGAGAATATGATAGTCATTATTGGCTCCAAACGTCTTAACTTCTTCGATTAACTCTGTTTGAGACTCATTTACGATTATCTGACCAGTTATTAGGTAGTTTGATAAGCCTCTAACTCTTGTTTCTTTAGCTTGCTGCTTGGTTCTAGCCAATTCTATGTAGAATCTAGTACCTCTAAGCTTCATTTCTGCTTCTAAGAATGGCTTATAGAGTCCAGAGAACAGAACTTCTTCAATAACAACTGCTCTAGGTTGCCATCTTGTTACTTCAGAAAACAAAAATGGTACAAATTCCTCTGTTTTAAGCTCCAATCTGAGAGCTTTTAATACATAATTGTCATTTCTGTAGTCTGTACCAGTTACACAATAGCCACCAGCACCCGTCATTGCTGGGTCAATAAGAATCAGACGATCCATATCCCAGATATTTGTAACAATCTTACCCTTTGGGTTGCCGTCTTTATCTTTATTGAAAGTAGCTAATGTGTTTTTACCCGTCCAATAAAAGTATCTTAACCAATTCTCATCAAATTCCGTTCCACCTTCTGCCGGATCATTTGCATATTGTGCCGAAAAGACTTTCCTGTTTTTTCGAATAATCTTAAGCTTCTTGAGGGGAAACTCTTCAGGGAATATTGCTTCCAATTCTCCTGTCTTTGGATTCTTCTCCTCAACTGATCTGATGTATCTAACAAGTTCATCTTCATAAATCTTATGAGCGTGAGCATATAAATCATCAAATGCCCAGCGGGTACCTATCAATACGAACTTATCTTTGGCAAAAGATGAGAAGAATGACTGAATGTTATCAAACCAATCCTTTGCAGTAGCCATCTCCGTTGGACTGTCTCTAGCCTTATCACCAATAAGGTCATCCAACATTAAGAAATTGTAGTGTCTACCTTGACCCTTAGCACCCACACCCATCGTGTCAATGGTGGGCTCGGACCAATTATGGAATCTCGGTAATTCTAATTCATGCTTGTTGATTCTGTTCTTCTTTGGATTTGGAATACATTCTGGAAAAAGTCCCATCAGTGTGGGATTTCCAGTAAAGTGTCCAGTTATCTCAAATAAGAATCTTGATGCCGATTCATGAGTTTCATGACAGATACTTAATCGACAGTCAGTACCTAAGTTTCTTGGCCAAACTTGATCACCAACATCATCTGGGAGAACAGTTTGAATCGAAGCTCCCTTAGTTATTACAGTAGACTTGTAATGACCTCGGGGAAGTAAGACCTCTCTAAACTGATCATCATGATGCTTTTGAAACCAATGGCAAAG